AATGAAACTTATAATGAAATATTATCTATACTAAAATATTCTCCATCACTCGTAGATGAGGATGTTATTTCTATAACTGAAGAAATAATTCAACGCATCGAAAATGAAGAATTTAGTTCTTCACCTTTAAATGTAGCTGTCATTAAGAATTTATTTAGCCTTCTAAAACGTATTCCAAATACTAGAGAACTACAATATCGTCTAAAATTCTATTATAGTAATATGGTCGGTTCTCCTATTTCATCACCTGTTTCACCTCCACCCATACCTAAGAAAATGAAGAAATGTAAAAGAGGGATAATTGGTAAGGTATGTCCTTGTTAAATAGTATACTATTTAATATAGTTATACTAAACGCAAAATATTATATTTTTTTTTATTTGTTACTTAAATGAGTCATGTTAAAAATATAAAGGGTAACAAAGAATCACAAAAAACAAAGACACCTCAAACCTCTATTGATCCCGAACTAGGACTAAACCCATTACCTGAACCTGAACCTGAACCTGAACCCGGTCATGAAGATGGTATAAATGTTATGTTTAGTGAAAAAGAAAAAAGAGACGATGAAATTATCAGTGCAGGAAATGAGGCAAATGAAAGGGTAAAAAATATGATTAACCCATTTTCTAATAAAGGATTAACTCGGGATAAAGAAGCACTTGAACAAGCTGAAAATAATAGAGATGACAGACAAAATAATGTTAGTGAAAAAAGAAAGGCAGAATCACCACAATTTGATGAAAAGTATCCAGATAGTCAAGTATCACATGGGATAGAAGGGGTCATAGACAAAGATTATGTTGACGATAATACTACTAACTCTCCTCCTCAACCTGAACCAAGTGTAATCAGTGAATCTTTTTCTGAACAAGAACTATATGATAAACATATTTATGATAATCATCTATCAGAAATAAATACCCACTTATCAGATATAAATAATAAATTTATGAGAGGAAGGAATAAGAATAAAAGAGTATTAAAATTAAGAAAAATAGAAAAGAAAAGTAAATTTATTTATGATAATTTTAAAGTATTAAAAAAAATCAATAAAGAATCAAGTACCAATATAGTAATTGATCTAAAAAATGAATTAAATGAACTAAAAGATTACTTAAGTGGTAAAACAAACTTTGAAAATAAAAAAAATCTAAATGATTTTCATACTAAAATAGATCATTTATATGATAAATTTAAAGGAAAAAATATAGATCAAATAGAAGATATAAAAAACAATGATTTGAAGATGAATATTAAACATGAGAGAGAATTTGATGGACATCTTGAAAAAAAATTGACTTTTCTTACCGAAAGATTAGATCTTTTACAAATGAAATATAATGGATATAAACAATGGTATGACCGCATGAATATAACAATTATTATCATATCTACTGTATTATCTGTATTTGAGTCTTTCAGGCTTGAAGTTGATGATTTGATACCAGAAAATAATCATGGTTTAAGACTTTTTTTCAATATGACTCCTATAGCTATAAGTAGCACTATAACATGTTCGGCAGCGATTATTAAATTTAAGAAATATCAAGAAAAAATGGAAAATATGCAATTTACAAGAGAAAAAGTAATTACGGCTATATCACGAATAGAACATGTTAAAGAATCATTATGGTTTAATGAATGTGATGATGACTTTCATGATATTAAACAAAAATATCTATCTGAAGTTTTCACAACCTATAATGAAAGTATCTCAGAGCTTAAAAGACATGTTAAATTTAATGATCCTCATAAATTTGATAAAAGAGTTAGTGATAACAATAAAGAAAATTATAAAAATAAAAATATGTATATTTAATAAAATGTTAAAACTGTTATTTTCTTTTTTTACCCTCTTAAATACATCACTTTCATTGGAAGTTAATTCAACCATAATGAAAGATTATCTATCCTTTATAAAAACATATGGAAAAGAATACAATCATGTTAATTTCTTAACTTACAAAAATAATTCAAAAATGATAGAAAAACACGGTAGTGAAAACCATACATATAAATTAGAAATCAATCAATTTTCGGATCAAAAGATATCTTTTAACCATATAATTTATACTCCAAAAAATGGAAGTTACATTGGTGAAAAAGTTAATTCTACCTTACCAAATTCAATCGATTGGAGGAAAAAAGATGTCGTTTCAAATGTAAAAAATCAAGGACACTGTGGTTCTTGTTGGGCGTTTAGCGCTACAGGGGCAATTGAATCAATACATGCTATTTCTACAGGAAAACTCTTAAATATATCGGAACAACAACTTATTGATTGTTCGGGTAGTTATGGTAATCAGGGTTGTAATGGCGGTTCCATGGATAGTGCCTTTAAATTTGTGATTGATAATGGTTTATGTTCAGAAAAAGAATATCATTATACTGGAGGACAAGGTGATTGTGAAGAATGTAAAACAGTTCTAAATATTTCGGATTACAAAGATGTAACTCCAAACAATGAAGAAATATTAAAAAGAATAGTTCACCAACAACCAGTTTCTGTAGCAGTCCAAGCAAATCAACCATCTTTTCAAGCTTACTCTTCGGGAGTATATTCAGATCCAGATTGCGGGACACAACTAGATCATGGTGTTCTCCTTGTAGGCTATGGTTATGATATGTTTCATAATTTAGATTATTGGATTGTTAAAAATTCTTGGGGAACAGGTTGGGGAGAAAATGGATACATTAGAATACAAAGAAATATTGATAAAGACACAGGTTTATGTGGTATCGCTATGCAACCCAGTATTCCTATAAATTAAAACATTTTTTGTAAAAATAGCCTGGTATTTGACATACTTTTGAAAACATACCATTTTGAGCATCATATATCTCTACAAAAACACCTCCATTTACTATTTCATTTAAACCTTTTGTTAAATTAGCATTCATTTCATTACAATCATTATATAGATGTTTTAAATGATATATTACGTATGAATTGTTCATATAGATGTAAAGTAGGTAAACATATAGTAAAAAGTAAAAATAACTCTTTATTTTGTTTCTTCTCGTTTCATCTCTTGTAATCAATGATAAACTTATATCACTTTGATTCGGAGAAGAACTTCTCCGTGTTATAGTTTTTAATAAAACCTTTACTTTTTCATCTTTATTTGAATATTCTTTTATAATTGTCCGACACATCGGACACTCAATTTTATTGTTTTCCATTAATTCTTCAATACAAACACTACAAAAATTGTGATTGCAATTTGTAGTTGTTTTACTTTCATCAAATGCTTCGAGACAAATAGGACACGTTTCCATTAGATAATAATTCTTTAGATTTTATTCTTTATTTAATTTTCTTTTTCATTGGAGTCCTTTTCTTTTGTGACCTTCTTTTCTTTTTCATTGGTGTCCTTTTCTTTTTTGATCTTCTTTTTTTCTTTTTTTTGTTAGTTCTCTTTTTCTTACCACCACCCACATTCGTATCTTCTAATAGCCTCAGCTCTTTCCTGAGTTTCTCAATTTCTTCTTCTATGGGTTTCGCCTTCGCCTCTTGGACTCTTTGGACGATATCAGGATTCGGTATGGAGCCGTCAGCAACGCTTTCTGCTGTGGTGATTGGTTCTTGCACAATGATACGCTTTTCTTCTTCTTTTTCTTTGATTTGACGTCTGAGTCTTTCAATTTTAGACTCAGGTCCTTGTTGAGGATCTTCTGGTTTTAATTCTTGTTGAATAACGCTTGGTTGGTCTTGACTACCAACCTCAGCATAGGAATTTAAATATTGTCCTAAACTAATTTCATCTTCTTCTGGCGGCGTATACAAAGTATTTTTTTCAGATAAAACTTGAAAATTAAAAGTTAATATCGCATTACCAACTGTTTTATCTTGAGTTTTACTGTAAAGTGTAATAGAAAACTTTAAAATAGCATTTTTACCTTCATCGCCCCTCATCACTTGAGATAGCTTTTTTTCGTTACTTTCATTCAGACTATCCACAATCTTTCCATAAGGGAAATAAAACATAAAATATCCTGGTTTAAATTTATCATTTTTTTCTAAGAATATTTCCTCAATATCACCGCTGTTCCTAGTGATAAGACTACCATCCGTGAAGCCATCAACTTTATGCTCTTCTTCAAAACTAAATTGTATCACAAATTTATTAACCCGATCTATTCCATTTTCACTTTTTGCTTCTGGTAAAATAATATCATTATCATCACTATCTTTAAAGCCTGCACTCATAATTTCGCCTACATCTTTTTCATTGAGTTCACTTCCATCATCTTTAACCACATGTAAATAAATTATATTTTCAGAATCTATCGTATAATATTTAAAATCTTTGTCACCTTCTTGTTTCATAATATTAACACGATTATTAATCCAATCCATTTGATCCTTCTTGTAAAAAAGTGTCTTAACCTTATACTTATAACCTCCTTGTTGTATGGTATCTGGTTCTGCGGCGGCTGGTTCTGCGGCGGCTGGTTCTGCGGCGGCTGGATCTGCGACTACTAGTTCTTCGGCTGTTGGACTTGCTAATTGTGGTTGGGGACTTGCTTCAGCACCTTCTTCTCCTTCTGCTGTTGGACTTGCTAATGGTGGTTGGGGCCTTGCTACTGCAGCTTTTGGGCTTGCTCCTTCTGCTTTTGTAGGTGATTCTGCAGCTGGATCAGTGGAAGGTTCATATTCTGGAAATATCGCAGAACCCTTCGCACTTAAACTTAAACTGGTTATATATTCTAAAATATTTTTAGTTTCACTATTTAATCCAGTTTTCCCACACTCTCTTAACACTACTTCAATTTGTTCTTTTATATTAATGATATTAAATAAATCTACTAACTCCGTTTCAATATCTGTAACTACTTTTAATAAAAACTCATTATTTGACGCCATATTGTAAGTCTATATATATGATATATTAATATTTTTATTATGGTTTTTCCCCCTTAACTTTTTTACTGTGAAGTTCTTCTAATTCTACAAGTAATTTGTTCCAACTCCCTTCATTAAAACCCCCTCCTCCTGCGAATGATTTAGCACAATCCAAACATTCATCTTTCATAACTTTTAGATTCTTATTTTTACAGATTCTTTCAATAAATGTAGCCATGTCTTCTAAATTATGTATTTTTTGAACTTTTGTAAAACCAAATTCAGTCAAACTTACAATTTCACCAGTCACTTTACCAACATTTTTTGCGTGAATAAAGATGTCTTTCATATATGCTCTAATAGTTGGTGAAAATAAAGGAAATATATATCCTATAAATATCATGTACAATCCATTGTTAGTTAAATCTTCGCAATCAAAAGATACATTTGATGTTATTGTTGTATTCGTAAAGTTTTCCATTTTATTTTTATGATACTCAGTCCTTTAAGTATTATTCAATCTGACTTTCTAAACAAGATATTTTACTCTCAAGTTCATCTATTCTTGAATCCAAATTAACCGATTGAGATTCTAATTCATCTAACCTACATTCAATATCATAATCATTAGATGAAGACTTTACATCTGATATTTCACTCTCAAGATTGTTTATCTCAGACTTCATTTCCATAATCGTTTCTTCTAAATATAGTTGTTCTAAGTAATTAACCCTAGCTATAACATCATCTAAGTTACTCTCATATTCCTTCATTTTTTGGTCTACATCATACTCAGAACACTTTAAATCTACCCTTTCTTCTAATTCAATAAACCTCTCGCTGATTGTATTTTGATGATATTTACAGATTTCACTTTTGATTAGTTCTATGATAGCTTCTTTTTCCATACTTCATTATAACTCCCTCTTTATTTTTTAAATAAATTTGACACAAATATAAATATTTCATATAAAAAGACAAAATGTATAGATTTGACACCGATTACATATATGGTAAGTCAATCTTATACAAAGATGATGAAAAAGTAGAAGAAATAAAAAAAATAAATAAATCTCTAACAATCTTACATTTCCTAGAAGAACAAAACGAAAATCATCCAATAGAAAAGATGACTAATATTCTTACGAAAGTTTCAGAAAGGGAAAAATCACAATCACCTATTCCTCCTCCTCCTCCTACGGAGGGTTCTCTTCCTTCTTGAACCCCCGTCAAGAGGGGGACTACCCGGATTTAAAGTAGGATATTCTTCTTCTAAAAGTTCAGGTAAAGGTTCATTTGGAAAAACTTTGATTCCCCTCATGTCTTTTGGAAGAAAAGCCATTTTTCCAGTAACATTATCTCTTACTTTTATATAATTTGTCTGAACACTTACTACATCTCCATATTTTTCTCCTCGGTTCGACATCCACATAACACCGTCCCCTGGATTAACGGATGATTTTTCTTCAGTATAATGCTCTGGACCCATTTTATTTTCAGGATATTTAGCATCTTCTAATAAACGAATACCACTATGTCTACTCATAATGTCCATAATATTACCCGTATCAATTCCTGATTGGGGTCCAATATGAGATGTTAAACTGTCTAAACCTCGTGCTGTATTTAATCTTTGAAAGGCACGTATACGATTTTCTCTCTCTCCTTGAGAAAAAAAGTTTCTTCTTTGAGTTTCAGGACGATGATAATTAATAGGTTTTCTTGATAATTCAATACCAACATAATCACTCACATCTTGATCTAGATAAGATAATGGAGAACCAGGATCTTCTAACCCGACAGCATAATTTAATAATTTTTTTCTATCAAATGTCATTTCTCCAAAACCTTGGTTAATGGAACTTGCGATCATGTTTGGGTGACATAAGTCAAAAATGGTCTTGGCATAGGGATTAGCTAAACGTCTATCATTAGGGTCCATATAACGTGGATTCATACCCAATCCGTCACCACTCGTTCTTCTTTGTGTCCACGATCCGCCAAGGACGTCAAATTGCATATTTCTTAAATTTTGATTTTTTAATCCAACTTTGATCAACATTTCAAACATTTTATGTGCGGTATCAGATGTCCTGTTTAATCTGTCTTCTTCAAGTGGATGCTGTGTGTGATTGTGTGGACCGTTTGGAGTTGCTATAGGGACATTTGGATATTTCATTGTAGAAAATCTAATAATGTCTGTTACAGCACTGAGAGAACAATGATGATTTAAAACATCCAAATCAATATATTCTAATACCACTCTACATATTTCTAAACTATTTTCTGCTAAATAATCCTTTAATTCACTATTCATTGCAATATATGTGTCTGCTCTACCGTCTTTATAGTATGCGCCTCTACTATCAGGTATATAACTACCAATAGTTTTTCTAAACCATGGATATAAACCCCTTGGTGAAAGTGCTTGATCTGATAAACTTAAAACTGTATATAATGGATGTGCGAATTTTAAAGACTCATACCACATATGATCATGATTCATCCGCAAGTCTGTCCAAGATACAATTCCTCTATATCCTTTTGGTATTTTCTTTAAAGCTTTATTGATTTCTTCACGGTTTGTTTCTAAAAAATCGCGAATCTCATCTAAATTAGGCACAATCTTTATTCTATTGCTATTCATTTCTGTTTCAATTATTCTCTTAACACAACGATTAATTGTTTCATTATTATTTTTTGATTTTCTAGTAAATATTCCATTCCGTTCAGCTGGAGTATATAATCTTTCATAGTCATCTTTTAACATTTTTGATGTTTTTACTTTCCTTTTTCCTTTTTTAGGACCACTCTTATAGGTTGAATTGGGTTGATCTTCAGGAATATACATAAATTCTTCTCTAGTTCGTAAAAATGTATCATACCACCAACAATAAACACCATTTTTACTTAGTAAATGATTCAATTCAACTATAATCTTCCAATTAACCGGTGGTCTATTATACCATGGATATCCATCATTCATCCCTGGAGCAAATGGTTGTGAAGATAAATCTCTTAAAAGTTGTCTATAATCTCCTTCAATGTAGTCGGGCGCATTTTCAAAATCAATAATATCAGTTTCTATATCAACATCTCTCTCTAAACTTTCAGTGCTATTATTACCTTCCATTTATATATATATATTATATATATTTACCACTCTAGTTCATCAAAGAAATATTCATTGAGTAAGTCACTATAATAACTTTTTACATGAACGTCTATTAATGTATCATCTTCTTTTGAATAAAGATCAAAATTATTAAATTCCAATACATTTTTTAAGATTCCTTTATCTTTATCATTTGTTAAGTGTTTGTATTCCCCTTCAGTATGCCATGGATAGAATGAATGATATCTTATTACATCTAAATATTTATCACTTAAAAGATGATTTTTATTCTTTTTTAAAACATTGTATAAATATTCATCGTGACCATATGATAATGTAAGATTCTCTAAACCACATTTAGGTTTGTAGATTCCAAACTTATCATATTTTCCCCATTCAGGACTTTCTTTTAATGTATCATAATAAACTATTGATTTCGGAAATTCACAACCAATTACATAGGTATCTCCTACAACAGCCCAACTAGGTTCTCCGAAAGAAAAAAGAACTTTACCAATATCATGTATCAATCCTATAATTTGAAATTCCTTATCATTTGGATATTTTTTACGTATTCTTTCAGCTGTTTGATAAGCATGGATAGAATTAGGTACATCAAGGTCAGGATCACTAGGGTCTACAAAATCATCTAACATCGATAATGCCTTAGTTATAGTCATTTTAACCTTATCACATTTTCCATATTTTTCTTTTAAAGATTTTACCTTTTCCAATGTTTGATTAATATACATATCTCTATATAGGTGATACTGAGGGGTATCTTTTTCATAAACTCGGAGACTTTTCTTTTCTTCCATAATATATTTTGAATATTTTTTTAACCTTTAAATTTGATTAATATTTACATATATAATTTATAATTTAACATACTATGTGGTTCTGTATGTATTGTAAAATTGATTATCTTAATGTAAAATTATGTGTTTATCATGAAAACTTTGAATGTATTAAAAATCCTAAATTTAAACATTCAATCGAATCAAAAAAAGAAGATGAAAAAGAAGATGAAAAAGAAGATGAAAAAGATACTATTAAGCCTCTACAAAAATGTTAAAATCTTCCGGTTTAGGGGAAAACTTATTAACAATTCTTAATGTTCTTAATAATTCTAAATAATAGTTTGTATTTACATTGTAATTCATATGCATATCAATATTATTTTTGTCATATAAAGAAGTCTTTATTACTTCGGAATGTAATTTACAAACATAAGAACGATTATCACCCAAACTGTAAGAAATGTCTATAAACCCTTTATTGTCTTCACATATCGTTGTTGGGAAAAATATTAATTCTTGTTTAGCCTCTTTACTTGGTAATTGGAAAAAAGGACTTAATTTTGTTATTTCACCCTTGTTCATGTCTAATATAAAGAAAAATCCTAAATATAATTTGTAAAATTTCTTGAAATATTCTTTATCATTCTTATCATATTTAGATGAATCAATTGTAGGTATTAAAAACTTGTTTAAATCTGTAGACCCTCTGTAATCTAAAACAGAGTGACCCATCCCTAAAAGTTTTCCTGAAAAGGGGATTAAATTACTACTGTTTCTTAAATGAAAATCTAAATCTCCAAAACTATTTTCTATTTTATTGATCGTTTTATCATTCTTGTTTAGAACCATTTTACATTTATTTGCTCCAACGACTTCCATAATTCTTAATGGATTGATATCATAAAGCATATACATTTTATTTTTGTAGGTGAAAGGTCCCCAGTTTTTCTCAAAATTGCTTGATAAAAATTCACATATCTTTGTTTTTGGAGTATCATAATCTAGTGTTTCAACGTCAATTGTAGACAAATACATGTGCCTTTTCCGTGATTCTTTATCTATATCATCAATTTCATTGATCAACATAAATATATTGTTTTTGTAATAAAATAGCCTTGGATCTTCTGGTCCTTCAAGGATAGTTTTTTGATGTTCAATAATTTTGTTTTTGAATTCTTTGAATTTTAAATTTCTTTGTTTTAAAACGCTTACATCGATATCAATGATATTTTGTTTCTTTTTTTTATAATTAGAATTCATAGTTGTTAAAATTATAAAGTTTATACCATCCCATGTTCTAATATTACCATACCAGCCACGACTAGCTACTAAAAAATCATTAGTATCCTTTATTGGTAAAACAGAACTATTGAAAATTGTAATATCTTTATTTTTTAGTAAACGGTTATCACGTAATATTTCTTTTGTTAAATCAACTGATTTTAAGACTAACTCATTACTCCGAAAGCTATACATTATAATATTATTAATATTATAATATTAAAATGAAAGGAGGATTTTACAAAGAATATTCAGAAGAAGATTTTGAAGAGTTTGTTTCTCCTCATGTAAAAGGTATAGGCGATTGTTGTCCTTGTGCGTTTAGAATGTTAAATATCATCAATGATGATGGTTTTAAATCTATGACTAAAAAATTTAAAAAACACGGAAATTGGTATAAAGAAGATATGGAAAATTTCTTTAGAAAAAAATATAATGATTTTGAATTTAGTTGGCTTACAGCAGATTTTAGAAAAGCTTCCTCATTACTAGATATAAAAAAAACTCTCAGAGAATTAATAATATTTATTAAACCTGGATATGCTATTATGGGTGGAGCAGTAAATATTTTAAATGAAGGTCATTGTATTGTCTTATTCAAAGACAAAAATGGTAAAGTTTTTATATTTGATGCGACATTTAAAAAAAAGTTTGATAGTTTAACAAGATATATCAATTCACATAGAATCGTTATTCTTAATTTTTTGTTTAGTTTTCACAAACAAAATGGAGAACCATTGACATTGAATAAAGATTTTGAAATG